CCGCGTCGACCTGTACTACCCGGACCGGATCGAGAAGTACGTTTCCAAGGCCGGGGTGCTGCACCCCAAAGCCGAGGACATGGTGCCGTTCTACGACACCGCCGACGACGTCGATCCGCAGGATGTCGACGCGGGCCCCGGCTGGCCGCGCCCGAACCCGTTCGGCGAGATCCCCGTCTTCCACTTCCGCAACGACGACCCCTACGGCTGCCCCGAGCACGAGGGCTTCTACGGCACCCAGGACTCGCTGCGCAAGCTGGTCCTGTCCCACATGGCCGGCGTGGACTACCAGGCTTTCCCGCAGCGCTACGCCCTTGCCGATGGCACCGCCGACTCCTCCGAGCTCGCCGCCGGGGACGAGGACCTGTTCCAGTACGCCCTGGACACCGGGGCCACCTCCCGCGTCGGCGACCCGCAGTCGCAGCTGTCCGCCGACCCCGGGTCGGTGTGGTGGCTTCAGGGCGTGAAGGGCGTCGGCCAGTTCGACCCGGCCGACCCCGCGACGTTCACCGACCCGATGACGCTGTACCTGCGCTTCGGCGCGCTGATCACGGACACGCCGCTGTCGAGGCTGGACCCGACCGGCGCGGTGGAATCCGGGGAGTCCCGGCGGGCCGCGAACGAGCCGTTCACGAAGAAGATCGAGGACCGGCAGGAGTCCTACGGCGACACCTGGTGCGAGATGGTCGTATTCGCGCTGAAGGTGCTGGACATCGATGACGCCGAGGTCACCGTCCGCTGGAAGTCCGCCGGCGCCATCGACGACCAGGCCGGCTGGGAGACACTGCTGGCCAAACTCAACGCCGGGCTGCCCGACAAGCAGGCGTTCATGGAGGCCGGCTACACCCAGGACCAGGTCGACGAGTGGTTCGGTGACGGCGATGACCTCCAGCTCGGCACCGGCATCCTCGTGAAGATCGGAACCGCCCTTGGCTCTCTCGCGCCTGCCGTTGCCGCCGGAGTCATTGACGACCAGCAGATTCAGCGCCTCATCGTTGCGCTGCTCGGCGACATCATGGGACCGCCCGCGTTGCCGCCGGAGCCTGCGCCGCTGCCGACGATTCCGCCTCAGGCCGCGCTTCCAGCCGGAATGCCGACGCCTCAGGACGGCCCGTACTGGGCGCAGCCGCCGGGCGCCCCGGCCGCCGAGGGCGGCGCCAATGACCGTACAGACCGCTGATACCGCACCGGCGCCGCAGTCCGCAGCGATACAGGCCGCTCTGGCACAGCAGGCGCTGCGTGCCGCCGAGCTCCTGATCCTCGAACGCGCCGCCGTCAAAGCCGTCACCTGGCCGCTGCGCCTGCAGCTGGTGGCCGTGCAGCGTGCCGCCGTGAAGGCCTGGATCGGCACCTTCGGCAGTACAACCGCGCCCGGTGACCCGATCCGCGCTGCGGCGATCGTCACGGACCTGCGCGGGCGCCTCGCCCGCATCGACACCTCCTCGGCCATCGCGCTCGGCGGCTACACCGACCGCGCCCTGAACCTCGGCGCCGGCCAGGCCATCCGCGCGACCGGCGCCGCTCTGACAGTTGACGATGTCGCGCCTGTTGTTGACGATGCGACGGCCCGCATTGCCGCGGGTCTCGAACAAGCCGTGCGGGACCAGCTCGGCAGCGCCGAGAACGCCCTAGGGCAGGCTGGAACGGGCAGTTTCGCCGACGTCGATGCCGCTCTGGGCAAAGCCCGGCGGGCCACCGCCGCCGCCGAGCGCGACACCACTACCGCGATCCAGGGCGGTGCGAACGCGGGCCGCGCCGCCGTCGCCGAAGCACTGGGCGCCGACATGCTTTGGCTGGCCGAGCCGGATGCGTGCGTCACCTGCCAAGGGTTCGCCGGGCGCATCGCAGCGGCCGGACAGCCATTCGACATCGCGTTTGCCTCCATCTTCACCGACAAGCCGCACCTGTGGCCCGCGGGTCCTGTCGAACATCCGCCGGCTCATCCTTCGTGCCGGTGTGAGTGCGTGGTGTGGCTGGGCGTCGCACCGGGCGCGACCGGCCCGTCGCTGCCCGAGGCGCTCCAGCGCGAAGCGCAGCGCTCGATCCTCAAGGGCTGGTCGCTGCCGTCCGAATCCGGCGCCGAACGGATCCGCGCCGCCCGCAAGGCGCTGGCCCGCAACCCGGCTGCGCCCGCATCGGTGAAGGCCTACAGCCGCCGCGCCGTGACCGCCGGACGGTTCCCCACCCGCACTGTGCCGCACTACAGCAGGCCCGCGGCCAAGACCAAGCCCTGAATACCACCAAGAAGAGAAAGGCACGCGCATGGCGCTCGGGACCACCAGGCCGTGGACGGTCATCGGCCACCGCAACGACGGAAGCCCCATCCACCTGTTCGCCGGCGGGGCGTCGGATGATGACGACGGCGACACCGGCATCGACCTCGAAGGCGACGGCGTCCCCGCTGGGCGCGCTGCCGACGAGGACGACGAGGAGCCGGATGACCTCGAAGAGGAGAAGCCGAAGCCCGCGGCGAAGGTCGTCACCCAGGCCGATCTGGACCGGGCCCTGGGTGCGCTGGAGAAGGAGCGCACGGCGGCCAAGGAGGCCCGCGGGAAGGTCCGCGACCTCACCGCCCAGCTGCGGGCCGCGCAGAAGGGCACCGCGCCGTCGGCCGCAGGCGACGAGGCCGCAGCGAAGGCCGTCGAGGACGCGGTCGCCGCCGCCGAGAGCCGCTTCAAGCCGATGGTCGTCAACGAGGCTGCCAGAGCCGCGCTGTTCGCTGCGGGCCTGAGCCCGGACACCGGCACAGCCACCCTGAAGAAGCTCCTGAAGATGATCGACATGGCGGACGTGGACGTCGACGAGGACGGCGTGTCCGGCCTGGAGGATCAGATCGACCAGATCAAGGACGCGATCCCGGCGCTGTTCGCCAAGCCCGAGCCGGAGCCGCCCGTGCAGAAGGTCCGCGCCCCACGGATCGACGCCGCCGGGCGCAAGAACGAGCAGCCGAAGCCGAAGTCCGCCGCGGAGCAGCATGCTGCGGCGGCCCTGGGCAATCGAAGCTGAGCCCGGACGCCGCGCGGACTGACTAACGCTGTCCGCGCGGCGTATCTTCCGATCAAAGTCCGCGATGCGCGTGAGGCGCCGCGGATGCACGAAACCGGTGACCGGTCTAGTTCATCGGCCCGCGTGCCCGTGATGGGGCGCAGGTGACACCCAGCCCACCCATCACAGACAAGGCACCCGGCGTGTCCCCTCTCCGCAACCGCACCCTGTTCGATCCCCGCGTCCCGGACCACGACCCGGGCGACGTCATCGGCTTCCGCCGCGACGGCTCGCCGATCCTCCTGGCGGCCGGTGGCGCCCGCGACAACTTCGACCACTGGATCCCGGAGGAGTTCGGGTCCGACGTCATCCAGAAGGTCATGCAGATCTCCGCGGTCGAGTCCTTCGCCCAGCGGATCCCGATGAAGACCCAGACGCGGTCCACGCCGCGGTCCGGCGGCGTCGGCGTCGACATCATCGCCAAGGGCGGTACCTACGGCGAGGACGTCACCGTCAACGACGAGGTGGTGCTCGCCGTCCAGAAGTTCGGCAAGGCGATCAGGGTGGCCGAAGAGGACATCGACGACTCCCTGGCCGACATCCTCGCCACGAAGATGACGGACTGGGGCACCGCCTACGCCAAGGGCCTGGACAACGCCTGCCTGGCCGTCACCGCCGCAAAGGCCACCAGCGGGTGCGCGTTCGACTCGGTGTACTACGCGCTGACGCAGATCGACACGAACACCGGCTACACCGCGAACACCAACCTCACCCAGACCGGCACCGGCGGCACCACCTACGACCTGCTGTCCACGGTGGCCGGCAACGTCGAGTCCGGCGACTACTGGGACGAGTCCAGCGCCCTGTGGATCTGCCACCCGAACTTCAAGAAGAAGCTGCGCGGCATCAAGGACGGCAACGGCCGTCCGATCTTCAACGAGTCGTCCAACGGCACCGCGGGCGGCGCGCAGAACGTCCCGGACTACATCATGGGCTACCCGGTGAAGTGGTCCCTGGGCGCGAAGACGTCGGCGGCGCCGACGGCCAAGCCGACCGGCAACCCGCTGGCGATGCTCACTGTCCCGAGCTACCTGCTGCTGGGCATCCGCTCCGGCCCGGAGTCGGTGTACATCGACGGCCGCAACGGCCTCTCGGCCCTGACCGACGAGTCGATCCTCAAGATGCGCGCCCGCCGCGGTTTCGCCCTCGGCGTCGAGCAATCGGTCGCGATCTTGGAGGACAACTCCGGTAGCTGACCGGCACCCGAGCGCCGGTCACGACGGGCGCCCAGGATCCCGAGCCTGCGCGCCCGTCACCCGCGGACCACTACGGAGACCCCATGGCCAAGGCCACCAGCACCATCGACGACATCGACACCTCACCGGAGCTGCCGCAGCTCCCGGTCGAGAGCGCACGCGTGCAGCACCCGGCTCTCGACGGCGACGTCCAGGGCGAGATCGACCACCGCACCGCCGACCCGAGCGACGAGCCGGGCCGGTTCCGCAAGGTGTTCCACCTCGGCGGCCTCGGCTTCGGACGCCACGACCACCCGGCGCATTTGGCGAACGCGGCCGAGGTGCTGGGCGACGCGATCCGCCGCGGCCTGCACCCCAAGGGCGATGTGCACCTGGTTGACGCTGTCGAGCACGACGAGCCCCGGTCGCAGCGCACAGCCCTGACGTATGAGGTCGACGTCGTTCCGGCGGTCGTCGACACCGATGCGGCCTCGACGCTCACGCCGAACGACGTCGCACTGGCCGCCGCGGCCGCGCGCAAGGAGGGCTGAGGGATGGCGGCCAAGGCATCCAGGGGTGGCGGCGGTTCGAAGTCGAGGGCGTCGAAGCTTCCCGCGGCGGCCAACGCGAAGCGGAACACGAAGGGCGGCCGGGCGAAGATGTCGGACTCCAGCTTCGCGCTGCCCGGCAAGCAGTACCGCATCGACGACGCCGCTCATGCCCGAAATGCCCTTTCTCGGGTGGCGCAGAACGGCACGCCGGCGCAGAAGGCGGCGGTCCAGAAGGCCGTCGCGAAGAAGTACCCGTCGATCAACGTCACCGGCCTGAAGAGCAAGAAGAGCTGACATGGCCACCGCATCCTGGGCCCAGGCCGCCGACGTCGCCGCACTCACCGGCACGACGGTGACGGACGCCCAGGTGACGCAGGCCCAGGCGATCATCGACATGTTCTCGGCCCGCACTTACGATGC